TTTAGTATAAAGCTATTAATATTTTGTTATTCAAAATTCTTTATTTAATTTTATCATAATTTTATAATCATTACAATATATATTTGCAAGTTAAAAAAAATATCTTTTTGTTTTCCCCGATGTTTAAACAATTAGCGTATCCATTCATAAATTTAACGTTTGTAAAAATGTATATTACTTGTATACTACTGTAAAATAACTATAAAATTTTATACGTTCTTTATAGGAATAAATAAAAAAAAGGGGATAGCCATTTCTGACTATCCCAACAACTTACAAAAACAATTCCACAAGTTTTTTCTTGTTTTTCTTTACAGTTTCATCACTTTCTTCAAATACTCCGAATCTATCAAATCCAACAGTTATCATTAAAGCGATAAAGTTTGTACTTATCAGAAGTATTAAATCTTCTGTCTTCGACTTTTCTTCTATGGAATCAAATATTTCTTTTTTGCTTTCACTCTTCAGCTCGCTCCGCAATAAATTCAGATTCTGCCTTCTTTGATAGCCTCTTAATTTTAGCGTGATTGCTGAATTTAAAAATATCA